GACATGGTGTGTACATACCTCAAGAAGAACAGTATCATGGTTGTACGCCGTATGCCGGAATCATCTATGCGTGCGCTTAGTCGAATGAGTGGTGTGGAAATCGCACAGACTCCCGAAGACATTGAGGAAGCCGCCGAGGTTTCAATTACTCGTGAAAGAAAAGATGGTGTTTGGTATCTTTTTGTTGGTGATGGTATTGAAAGCAACGAAGCAACACTGGTGTTGCGTGGTGCTACCTCGCACACACTTGAAGAAGTCGAGCGTGGATTTGATGATGCACTCGGTGTTGTTTCCCTTGTGATGAGCGGAAAGAAGTATGTGATTGGTGGGGGCAACTCATTCGTTCGCATGGCTATGCACTTGCGTCAACACGCCGCACAAATCGGCGGTAGGGCACAGATGGCTATCGAGTCGTTTGCAGATGGCTTAGAGGTCGTCCCTGCTACCATTGCGGAGAATGCTGGACATGACCCACTTGATACCATCCTTGCTATGCGACACGGCATCCTACAGGGTGATGTACACCTTGGCCCCGATGTGACCGAAGGGGGCGTTAAGGACTTGCTTAAGGAGCCTGTCTTTGAGCCATTTGAATTGGTACGCCAAGCGGTGCTTAGTGCGAGTGAAGTGACCAATGCTATTCTTCGTATTGACGATATTGTTGCTCGTCGCCCAAATCAGTGATGAGTATGCTTGTTTGTGTTTTGTGCGATGAACCTTGTATGATTTTAATTGATGGTGATTTTTGCGAGGCGTGTTGGAATGGGCCGTTTGATGGACAGGTTGAAGCAGAAGTGTAAAGTGTGTGGGGCTAACGATATACCCCGTCGCCTTACTGGTCGCTTCATTGATTATGATAGTGAACGAGTGTACCTATTACACTGTAAAGTGTGTGGAGTGTTTTGGCTCGACCCTGCTATCAAGAAGTTGAAACCTTATCGTTTGAAGAATATCTACCTACACCCATCAATGGATGAAGAAGAGTAATCAAATCAACCGTACAAAGGTAGGGTTGGTAGCGTGACTTACTGTACAAACAAAGCGTGCATAACCACCATCAGCATCAGCGGTATCACCTATGGCTGATGTTGTAGAGTTTGTCAATGCAAAGGTGCCGGTATTTGAACCATGAGTGTTTTTTATTTCAATGATGTAACCAGCAGGGAATGGGCCACTTGTAGTAACTGCAAACGACCCACCGGGTGTAAGTACGAGAATGTTCGCATCAGCCGATGTGAGGTCAATGCTCGTGGCTGTGCTGGTCAACACACGGTCAAACACTGAACGAGTGAAACGAGCGGCGTGAGTGCCACTGTAGTACAACACATCTTTGTCATTGTCACCTGCTGTAGTGCTACCTATTTGGTCACCAAATGATTGCCATAGAGCACCGAAGCGGCTTGCTGTGAAGTTCGCTGTGTCTTGATTGAAAGCATCAAGTTCAGTGTGCAAATCAACGGCTGTGGTAGCCCCTACAGCACCGCTGGTGACAGGAGATAGGTAGAGGGGGGTGGGGCGTACAAACACACGCTTGTCGTTGCTTTCACTGATTGACAGTTTGAGGTCACCACCCGATGCTGAATACACAGCACGAATGACAGCAAGCACGACACTTTGTTTCACATCAAGACCACTTGACTTAGGATTGCTAAGGAAGGCAGAAGGTGTAGTAGGGTATGTGTTCGATGCTGTAGTGACGGGTGTACCCATTTCCCATGTGATACATTGATTGGTTGTGTCGCTTGAAATGTACACTACAATCAATACTTCTTGGCCACTGCTAAGAGCACTGTATGTAGCACGCTTGTGTGCACTACCTGTAGTAAATGCAACATCTTGTGATGAGCCGGGACCACCAGCAAACTTGTACAGCGCACCGTCAAGCACTGCGTGACCACCTACAATGCGTACAGTGTAGGTGTTGGTCACTTGTTCACATACACCCGGTAGGTCTTCGGGATTGTCACGAATGCTCGCTGTACCCGCTGTGTCTTCTTCCAACATGATACCATTACCATGCACACCCTCAAGCATGTTTGTGAGTGAAGGGCTGGTGATATGTTCACCATCTTCTAAACTGTCTGTAAAGACCCCGCTACCAGTCATTGCTGATGCGTGGTTTGCCGCTGTATGTCCCGATAATGGATTGCCTGTCATTGTCCTCTCCCCAATTGTTCTAACATGTAGTTGTATTGTTGCGGGTCTGTTCCAAACCCTTCATGCTGAAATAATTTAGTTTGCTGTGGGTCTTGGTTTAATGAATTAAGATAATCGAGTGTGTCCCTTACCGCTGTGTAATCACCCATACTTTCTTTCCAAGCCCTTTCATTACCATCGTTTTCCCACACATCAAATTGAGGTCTGTAATCCTTAACTCGTTGTGTCAGTTCCGCTAATTCATCGGCAGGTACATGCTTAAAATTTTGTCTTATATTAGGCATGATTCTACCTTGCTGAAAATCAATTGGTTTTCCGTATTGTCCGATTTTATGGCCTCTAAAAGTACGGAAAGCGGGGTCAAACACCTTTACTCTATTGTCTTGCATACCAATGTTTGGACCCTTCGTATCCGCTAAACCAAGCATTTGCATCAATGGAAGTTCTTTTATTCTTTGAACATCCATTTCATTCTGCATACCACCAAAGTCTTTTCTACCTCTTCTTCCAAACACCTCATCCATTTGTCTTTGTTGTGTCCCACCACCACGAATAGGTGTTTCGGGTACTATGTCTTCACCCATATCAGCAAGAGCCTGTGATAGAGCAAGCGTAGCAAAACGATTAGCGAAAGGATGTGAATTTTTATCTAATGATACCTTAGTCACAGGTTTTTCTTTATCATCGGGTATTGTGGCTTCTCGATAATACCCTTGTAACTTTCGCTCTTTAAGAACGAGCCAAGCATCATCCATAATGTTCATCAAGCCACCTCAATTGCAATTTGAATCTTTAATTCATTTGCTGTTGATTTAGAAATAGGAGTGATGGTATATCGACCAACGGGTGTAAAATCGGTGCTGTCACGAAATTGAATGTACACTTCTTTTATTTGCTCAGTAAATGAAGTATCATATGGAAGTTTTGCTTCTACCAGTAAAGATGTATCATCAACAATCGTCACTGTAGGTGTGAGTGTGATAGCAGGTCTACCAGCAGAACCATCATCGGTAGTTGCTGGTGTACCGTCAAAACCCAAGATAACCTCGTTAATGTTGCTTGCAAGCGTGTCGAGCAAAAGACGGCGCATGAAATCACTAACTGGAATAAATATCCCTCCTTACTCTTGTTTTATTCACACCAATCGGTAGCCCATTCCCACCAATAAGTCCACGATTGTGTGTACCCTTCACTCCACCGATAAGGTATGCAGTATTAAATACCCCTCTTTCAGTTACCGATGAAACAATTCTCAACTCTACTTTACCAAACATTGCTAAGTTTTGTTCCACCACTTGCACATATGTTGCGGGGTTAGTGTCATTAGCACCAACGGTAGAACCTTCTGCAACACCCTGTAAGATACCCTCGATACCTGTGTCTAAGTTCATCATTGATAAGTCGCTCATGTTTCGCATAGGCATGTGCTTAACCTCAGTAACCACTTTATTGACCCCATCGTACTTTACCGTCATACCGGGGCGAAGAGTGAGTAAATTCAAATGACCAGCACTTGAAATGCTTCCACGGATGAGTGAGCGTGATTTGAGCACTTGGCGTGCTACACGCCGAGCGGCGTTACTTGTGCGAACAGTGTTGTCTACAATAGGCGCACTGTCTTCTCGTACTTCTTCGACCTGTCCTTCTACATCATCAACAGTGACAATAACCAAGTCATTGAGAGCCAGCGGGTGACCTTGCACAGTCACACGGTTTGATATGTTTTCAATTGGATTATCTTGCTTAGGACCGAAGCGTAAGTTCTTGTCAACAGTGTAAGCCGCTTCACTGAATGTAATAGGAATGTATAGTAGGTTACCAAATCGGTCAAGCAAGAGCATACGGCTGTCGTGACGGCCAAGGAATCGTAGAGCAGTCATGAGGTTCATGTTGTTGAAGTCTTGACCTATGAAGCGTGTGCTGTGCTTGCGTGCTGATGAAGTCGTCACATTTTTTGGGCGTGAGATGTTGACGCTTGTAGCACCACTGTTAATTGATTCTCCAAGTCGAATAGCCAAGTCTGTACTACGCAATCCCACATCAACAGGTTGACCAAGTTTGACAGTACGACCTGTAAAACCAATACCATCCAGTGTCTTACCTTTCATGTTGCGTAGGTTCATCAACACACCAAATGATGATGATTCGATATTGTGAGGTAGCAATCGTTGACTCGGAGCATCAGCGTTGTAAATGAGCATGGGGTCGTTTGTTGTGGAAATTAAATCATCAGCAAAGAAAGGAGCAGAATTGAGTGAGTGACCGGGGGTGTTGTTATGCGACAACTGGATGTACGATTCGCCCTCAAGGATGCGATAGTTGCGTTGCGGCATCACTTGTAAATTACGAGTGTTTTTCTTCTCCACCGTGACCTTAGCCTTGTTTGCCTTCTGCACGCTGATGCGACCGTGATGAATGGCGTTGTCCACGAACACGGGCTTACGCACATGCGTCATGACCTCATCTGCGTCAGTGCTGTACCGACCAGTCCTTGTGTTCTTGAGAACGGTCATTGCGTTTCCCTCCATTCAATGAAGTCTTGGTCACGCTTTTGCTGTTCGGGATATAGGCTCTCATTCAATCTCGCTTGTTCACTTGTTCTTCCAATTCTTACAAGTGCTTCGGGTGGAATGTTTTGTGGAATCGCATATGAATTGAACAACTGCCTTTCCCCGAACTCATCGGGAGAATACGATTCATCCAAATAAGCATCGTTAAGCCTATTACCTCTTATCCCCCATACATCCATCGCTCCTGTAGGTGAACGAGCCGACACTTCACCACCCATATCATGTACCATCCTTACGACTTTCTCCATGTTGCTCGTCGTGGGTTCAATGTTGTTATTGAGCATCCATGCCCAAACTGCTTTTTCGGGCATACTTTCACCATGATAATGTTTCCAACCTTTTGTTGGTAAAGCCTTCATACCCTCGCTTTGGATTTGTTTTCTGCGAGGCTCTTTTGTGTAGCGTGCGCCTCTCACCGGCCCATACGAACTGGGGAAGTCGGGATGAAACTCACCCAGTTCGGTTTGGCGTGATGCCTTGAGAAAACGCCACGCCTTCTCAAACATCATGTCAAACCCTCAACAGTTCCATCGCTTCAAGGATGCTCCCTTTGGTGTGAGTTTGCCCTTCTTGCTGGTTGCACCCTTCATACCACTCATACGAGCGCAGAATGATTTACGACGCTTGGCCTTCTTTGAACCGGGCTTGAGTTTACTTGGTTTAGTCGTCACGGGAGGCTTGAGATTTGCACCACTCTTACGCTTGGCGGCGGCACGACCCTTAGCGTTCAGTCCACCTTTTTTGCTGTGTTTGTTTGGATTGTAGCCGTGGAATGGTTTTTCCTTTTTAGCCTTCATCAAAGCGAATGCGTTTTCCATTGGTGTACAACAATCGCAAAAGTCGTAGTCAATCATGCGCCATCACCACTGTGGTCCGTTGAATTGTAGTCAACATCTCCTTTATGTCCTTTTGGATGAAGGGATTGGGAGAAGCGAGGATGAACACTGTAATCCATTCTTTCTTCTTTTGCATCACCTTCTTTATGCGTGCGCCTACGAGGTGCATCGGCACGATAGTGTTGTAGAGTATTTTCACTCATTACTACACGAGTCACTTCGTTGTCCAATTTTGTCGAGTCGAATCCACTGGCACCTGTTCCAATAATCTTTGGACCTTGGCTCATAGGCACCGTATCACTTGCGCTAATGTCCATGTAATACGCAGGTGCGTATGGAGGATTGCTGTCCGGGTTGGTAGCACGAATATATGAGCCAACTGATGCTTGTCCATTAGCAACTTCATACACATACAATCCGTATTTACCACCAGCCGTAGCACCGAAGTAGTTGCTACCGTACTGTGGGCTTGACGAATGTAGGTTGAGGTTAGAGCGGAACATTTCAGCGTGTTGTTTGTCCAGTAATCGAACTGGGCGCATCATGTATGTGACCTTCTTATCGGTGACATTTGTACGCTGGTGTCCGTTAGTGTCAGTTTGATATGGGTTGCTGGACTTCCATACAGAAGCGGCAGTGATACTATACTTTTCAGCAAGATAACCTTCAACTTGTTTTATTTCAGCATCACTAAGACCCCTACTGTACTTGATGACTTCTGCAATATCACCATTCCAAAAGAAAGCAGTTCCGGGGTTATTGCCCGTACTACCTGCACCGACACTGGTTGTTTGGTCAGCATTCGGAGTGAACGATATTGAGGAAGCCGATGCTATTGATGTACCGTCAGCGAATAATTCCACATGGTCCGACTGTCCATCACTGTTAGTGTCATGCATTCGGGCGGCAAGAATGAAAGGTTCGTATGGTGTAGTAGTCAATTTTGATTCAGTACCAGCAGACTCAACAAAGCGAGTGGAGCCGGAATTGTCGTAGTAAGTAAATCGGAATTTATTCGTACTCATGTTGGTGTAAAGAGCATAACCTGTGTTTGGTTGATTCCTTGCAGTGATGGCGGAGTTCCATGTGTTGTTGTCAGCATTCATATCACCAACAACAAATATAGTCATTTGTTCTGTATTCAAACCTGCGTCAAATGCTCTTAGAAGTGTATCATTACCACCGTCAAATCGTATTGCTGGTTTTCCGTTGAATACACCAGTTTTGTACACAGGTCGATTTGCCGAAGTTGATTGTGTAAAGTGACGGTTATTACCCGATATATCGCTCCATTGAGAAACAGCATCACCATCAGCCAAATCGAGGCTGTCTGCTTTAAGCCATAAGCACATATCTGCGGTAGGAATGCCGCCCCATTCAGTATCGTCAATGGGTGATACAAAGTTGCGGGCTTCTGCTATGTAGGTACCACCGAGTGGATTGAAGTTGGAGGTATGGGAGAGGCGCATAGCACCACCTTGCGGCTGGCCGCTAAAATCAAGAGCGGTAAGGTCGTAGTGACCAATTGTTTGTGACCCTACTTGCATACCACCTTGCACGATGACACGCTGGCCTACACCCCTGTCAGTGTGTAGGCTGTGAGCCTCAGTGTTGATGGCGATGAGGTTATCATCCACACCTTCTACATTCTCAGTATCAAGTCCAATACGGGGCGCACTGCGGCTTACAGCGTCTTTGTGTGGAGAGTCGCCGCTTACCGTTTCTACACGGTCGCTTACCACTGCTTCGGGCTTAAGCAAACCGTCTTCGGCAATGTCAAGTCGTGCGCTGATACCACGAGGTACTTCGTCGGGTTGTAGTACATCATTGCGTGCTCGGATGAATCCATCATTTATGTTCGGCTCGGAAGTGTGATGTGACAACACTACACCTGTGGCATGGTATGGTTCATCAAGTGCTGTAAGCACATCCTCATTGAATGCAGTAGGGTATCGTAGTCCACGCCCATGCCCATCATCACCAACACGGTGAGCATTAGTTGGGAAGTACACATCGACTAACTCATTCGCATTGTTGCTATTGGTATCGTTTTTACGACCACCAAAGCGTGGAATAGTAGAGTATGTTACATTCAAATTACCACTCCCATCAGTTGCTACCATACCTTTCATGTTCACTACTGGTTTACCACCGTTAAACAAACGCTGGTATGGAGTAGCATCACCTGTTCTGTCGTATTCATACACATCAGCCGCATCCCAAGCAGGACGAATACCAAATCCACGAACAGGGTGTCGTCGCACATCTTCTCCACGAGTATTACCCCACCAATCAACCAAGTAGTAGCCCACAGCATCGTCAATCTTTGCGATATTTTTACCGTTGAGGTCACCCCACCAATCACGAAGAACTGTGTCTTTATTGCGTAGTGTACGAACAGGACACCCGAACGGTCGTGCTACACGCATACCATCGCTATAGCGTACCTGCCATTCGGGCTTATCCACACCGAGCATACCGGAGAAGTTGGTTTGTCTTTCCATAATACCAATTTGAGTGTTAGGATATGTACCATTGGCAAGACCATTACCACCAGCGTATGTCCATGTTTCAGTTTCACCTTGTACAAGCGGCCCGTGTGGATAGCCTACACTTGCATTCGTACCAGTAATTGCCGTTTCTCGGAATGCACGCATACCGTACAACGACCACTGTGGTTTGTTGTAAGGTTGGCGCAGTCCAATACGATAACCGAATGGTCGGGTGCGGGTAGGGTTACTGATGCTGTCATAGGATGTTTTACTCACACCGCTACTTACAGTATATGAACCATCATCATCATCATCAGTCCAAACAGGACCATCAAATGTGTATTCTCTTGGGAAATCCCATGCGGCTGATACATATCCGTACCCGTCAAGGCGACTCACTAATGGCCCACCACGACTACCACAAGGCCAAAAGTGATTAAGCATGGTTTTAGTTGCGGCATCGGTGCTATCATATTGACCACCTTGACTCACAAACGCTGTTAAAATACTACCACCACCGTGTGATTCGTGTGCTGATGCAGTACCCGTACCACCTGTACCGTGAAGTAAAATTGGACTACCAATTGGTATTGTAGCAGTAATGGCTTCACTAAGTACCAAAGAAATTGTATTGTCACTTTGTACTGTGTAAGATACACCATCAATGATAATTTTAGTTCCTACACCGATACTTGCCGCACCTCTATCAACACTACCGCTACCTAAAGTTGTCAAAGTTTTACTCGCAATGTCAACTGAGGTAACTCGTCTTAAATTATCAGCGGCGGCGTTTTTCAAAGCGTATGGAGGTAGTGGTGTTTTGCGATGGAAAGCAAACGGCCCCATACTGGCATAATATGTCGCATCGTGGTAGTGTACTGTTTCAAAGTGTTCGGGCATACTATTCAACGGTTTTTGAGCAATAGCACGGTCGTTTAATGGGTTAAGCCATGTACGACTTGAATCGGAATAGAATGTATGTGGGCGACCAAGATTTGGATGCCATAAACACAGGTATGCGTCAGCCATGTGTAGGCTGTTGGTATCACGGCTACCTTGCAACATCTGTGGTAGGATACGGGTCACCATACTGGAAAGTGAATCCTTAAAAATCGCACCAGCAGGTCGGAAATCATAAGCACGAGTTAAGCGAATTTTTGTACCTGCTGTTAAATTACTGGTAAAATCACTGTTAGCAACAATAGTGAATTGAAGTGGTTTGTTCATGTTTGATGCGTCGTACCCACTGCGTTCACTGTATGTATGAGTTCGACGCACACCATTAGCATCTGTATATTCCAACTTATTTCCATAATAGGGCTTTTGTGGGAAACCACGAGCATCATCTACTTTGATGACTGTGCTTGATGTAAGACTCACAAATGTACACACTGGATTAAGGCTGATGTTTTCAAGCACTTCGTGGTATATGTCGGGATGTATGCTTGGATAACCTGCAAGTGTAATTTGACAGCCAATACTACCTGCACTTGCACGAAGGAACTCATAGTAGGTATCGAGTCGATGATGATTGAGGTGTCGATAACCAGCGGCATTTGCATTATCCGGTCCTGTCTTATGTACTATACTCCACCACGGAATGTTAGTGGTCATACCGGGTGAGGATTTGACAAACATCTGCGGGTGGTACGGTAGTGAACGCTTAACGAATGCTGGACTTTCAGTTGCCTGTACACCAAATTGGTTGTATAGCAACAAAGGAGGTATGTTTGTAAATTGACTACCGTGGTCGGGGTCGTGGTCAATGATGAGTTCGTTGATGAAGACTTCACATCCACGAACATCAGCCATGGTAGCCTCGGCCAATACAAGTCCAACAGCACCCGTAGCACTGTCGGGTTCACGCAGACCTACAACCATTGCCACTTGCTGGCTGGTTAGTTCATTCACTGTACCATTTGGCAGGTCAGCCACAGGTCCATTTGCATGATAACCCATAAGTTGTGATTTGTGTATGTTTGGTTGAATGACAATTTGGTATGCACCCACTTCGCTTGGGTCGGGGAAGTGTTCTCGTAGAGTGTAAGTGCCAGCGGCTTCAAGGACAATAGTGTGCCCACCAGCGGCATTCACTACACCTGCTTGACCTTCGGATGCCAATACACCATAACCGTCACTACGAATCTTAGACTCAAACATTAGAGTGAAGGCACCGCCGTGTATGTCACTCGGACCACTTGGTGTGGCTGTAAGTGAACCAAAAGTATGTTGCGTGTCATAAGCATACAAGTTGTTAGTAAGTGTAGTAGAGATGTCACTCTTCAAATCACTCATTGTTTGTTCTTGCATCAATAGAATTTCATGTGATTTAACAGTTGCAGAACGGATTGCTCGGTGTTTATTATACAGACCTTGGTAAGCAGGATGAGCAAAGTGGCCGGGTAATACAGCCATGGTTGGATTAACAAAGTGGTGACCCATACGAGGTAAAGCCAACGGACTCATCTTAGGCACTTCGTACATTTCATGACATTTTAGTGCATTCAATGTATGATTATCATGGTATAGAGTGTGTGCCATGTCGGGACTGTTACCACTTACTTCTGCGTGGTCACGCAAACGGCGAGCCGCAAAGAAGCGTGTGCTACCAGCAGGAATGTAGTATGATGGTACAACCTTGAGTGTGGATATATCACCAGCAATTAAATCAGCAAAGTCAGCATCTCCTACGCAACCAGTGAATGTCGAGCCGCTGATATTGGTGAATGAAGCAACACCGCCCTTGTCAGTAGTAGGATTGTAAAGTCGTAGGAACTTACGACCATCACGGATTGATTCGTTATACAACGAAGCGTTGGGTGCCGCATTGACTGTTAGAGTTGTACCACTGTATGATACAGCCGTAAGTGCGTTGTTTGTTACACCTAAGTCATGTGTGTAGAAAGTAGGGTGGCGATGACTATGTGTGTTGCCATTCTTAGTCACATGGAAAAAGAGTGTTCGGTCATGTAGTTCGTATGATGACTCAAGTGGAGCGTGACCAGTTGCGGTTTCCCAACCCGAATAAGTGGGGTCGGGGAACTCACTTTGGCTGATATGCTCCCAATTATGGTCACCGAATGTACCGCCAAGCCGTGGTCCTTTTGTTTCATCAGTAAATAGATGCTTAAGACTGTCTTTTGAGAGCGGTCGAATCATACCACCCGTACCCATTGTTTCGGTTTGGTATGCTTGTAGACGGTCAAACCCACTACGAATGACAAGATTGCCGGGAATAGAATCGGGGTTTGGTAGTCGCACCTTCATGTTAGGCTCGATACCACTGCCAGCAGTAGCAGGTGCCAATCCTTCCGCACTACGGTCGGAAACAGCGTTAAATGTACGAATAATAGTACCAAACGGCGAACCACCTTCGATAATATGCACTTGCCCTGTATCATCCTCTACTTGCATTTCTTCAAATTGCACTTCTTCATTTGGTATCGACAGTACATTCCGCAACTCATCGGGATGGCTGGCGGCAATTTGTGGATGAGAAAGTTCCTGCGCCTGTATGATTGGGAACATAGCACTGTTTGTAGTTTCAAAAGAGAAACGGTTGATACCATACAATTTTTCTCCCATAGTGTGCGGTGTGTTACTCAATACACGAGTGATGAAAGGTACAGCACCCAAACCACGAGCGTTGACAGCGGGTAGGCTCAAGTTACCTCCGTCCATACGCTTCCAAACAATGTTTTCAACTGTGAAATTCTTTGCTGGTGAGCGTTGATTCATCTTGAAAGCATTTGTGTCACCAAGCCAGTAGTTGTCATCATCACCATATCGGTCGAGTTCTGCACTTGTGCTTGTCTTTAAGTCGGTAATGAGGTTTCGTTCAACATCAGTTGTGCTTTCTAAGAAGAAACTTCCGGGGCTTTGGTCTAAGTCAAAGAACATATCACCTGTTTTTGCAAAACAAGGTTCTGCGTTGTTCAATTCAACATCACCGCCTAACGGACCATTGAATGTAAATGCACTACTTGGAATATCATCGGTAGGTTTGGTGGTGTTTGTGACGAGTGCTTCGATATTCGGTCCACCGTGTGCTGGTGCAACGAACCTATCCACTCCGTGTATTCGCTCATCCCATTGTGATGTACCTGCAAAAGTGATGGCAGTAGCGGCGGCTACGGATGCACCTGTTTTCGATACAACGGACAACCAATCACCCGTAGCGGTAATACCGTCACGGTCACGCTTTGCTATAAGTGGCATTTCACCCTCATATGATACTACAAGGAAGCCGCGAGAAAAGACACCTTGGGTGTGATGTAGTGCTCTTGGAACAGCGTTAGCATCAGCGATATGAAGTGGACTTGCAAAGTATGTAGAGTCTTCAACATCAGTGTATGTTGCCGCCGCAGTTGTTGTGTAATTCCAAGAATAAGGACTGGTGAGAATACTATCGGAGTTTGCCCTATTGTTCAACACGCCGCTTGCTTCGGGTCCGTTTCGCATAGGAGTGAAGTGAGGTAAGTGACTAAATGTACTCATGACGCTTGAGGCTGGCCCGTAGGGTGAGAAGCCCAACATAGGGTGCCACGCGCCAAGACCCGCTCCATACCCTTCTGTACCCACCCTTAGCGAGTTAAGATATGAATAACGCTCTCCTGCCCAACCCACAGCCCCCGCAGGTCGTGTACGGTCTATTGCATCCACAACACCGCTAAAGTGTACACGAGTCATGTGATTGCGTGTAGAGTCGTTGTAGTTGTTGTAGTAGTTGACACCCGACTTACTCCACACGAAAATTTTCTGTGGTATGTTAGGTGGTACGGCTTCGGGATTGAAATCGGGAACAGTGAGAGTTTCACCTTCACACTTGTTTTTCCATGTTGTCATGTCTTCAAACTGCGCTTTACCAGTAATTCTGTTTGGAGCAAGCCAAAATCGCACAGTCCATGTACCGCTTTTATTGTACACTTCACGAGAATGATACGGGGCAAATGCAGGACATGTGTGGTTTGGTTCACTTGTAGTAGGGAATCTTCTGCCTCCCTCATCAGTTCGTAACCACCCACTCGCTGGTATTTGCTCAAGTGTAGTCTGTGAATTAGAACCTCCTATCACTGCTTCGGCAAATGACTTGGAAGAATTATCAGTGTCATTTGTGTACACACCAGTAAAGTTCATGTCAATCCAACCATATCGGTCTTGACGCATTGCGTTACCCATTGATGGCATAAATGTACCACCCATTGCTTTGAGTGCACCTTTGCCGGGGTTTTCGTTGATTGCTTGACCGATGATAGTCGCCAGTTCCTCACCGTTTTGGCATCGAGTACCATCAATAACAATTATTTCACGGTCAAAGTTTGCATTTACTTCATTTAATGCTCCGTCAAGAACAATCTTTGCCATTGGTCCCGAAACACGGAATGCTGTAGGTTGCATCACATTGTTGAGTTTTGCAATCTTGTAATCACCTTGTTGCATTGGTGGGTTAAATGACAGTTGGTTATCCATCCAAGAACCACCGGGGTGATACCCACCGTCCATGTGGAATGTCATATCAGCACTCATCGCTATACCGTAATAACCGATAGCACAATGTTGGTACGGGTGTGCTTTCATGTAGTCTGCTTCGTTGTTTGCTACTATTTTGCCCGATATAGGATTGATGAAATGTTCACCGTAATGATAACCGTGTTCGGGGCGTTGGTGTAAACCATAAGCCGAAGATGTGTTAGCACCAATGTTTGGTATGCCTTGAGGTGGTGACCAGTTGAGCGTTGTGTTCCAATGGAATCTTTGACGGCGGGATTGGTAGTTTGCATCGGGTGGGCCGTAATCACCATCATTGTTGGTGATTGGGTTTGGTAGATTAAGACCATGTGGAACTTTGCTCCATGTGTTACCAGTGGTAACAACATAACCGGGATGAGGTTCAACATTACCAAGTGTACCGGATGCTGTTTCATAGAATGGGAATGCTTGACCCGGACCATACACAAGGTATGATGTGAAGTAGTCTGTGCTGGTTTTATGGTCTATGTACCGTGCTGTTTGGTGTGGCATACGGATGACTAACGGCACAGGTCGTTGTCGTACAATTCCAGCAGTGTATCGAGCAGTAACATGAGAGGGTTGACCGGATGCTAAATTTGGTAGTGTACCTGTATCTATGTCGGGTGAAAGGATATTATCTTGATTGTAAGCAGGTGGGTTAATGCTCCCACGGTTTTGATTGAGATATGGTGTACCGGGGAAGAAAGCCAATAATGCGTTGCAATCCATCATCGCATATGCTGTGCTAATTTCATTGGCATTTTGAATACCTGCTGTACCTGTAGGTCCAGTCGAATACGGGTGTGTATAGAATGACGAGTAATCGTTTTGCGAACCATCGTTTACATCGAGCACGACACCGCTAAATCCACCACCAAAGTACAACGGTACGCTGTGGTCGTTGCTGTCCTTTCCACCCTTGAAGTAGGTGATAGGTTCACTTTCGATACTACCATACAAACGATAGCCGCTAAACTCTTTGTCTGCGTGAAGCATTAGAAGAACATCTGCCCTATCAGCACTTGCTCCGTACAATGTATTCCACTCATCGTTGTACTTGTTGTCAACAACTTTCATTTTGGTTGTTGAATTAGCACCTTGAACTGATGTAAGTGTTGCTACTCTTTCATTACCCGACCATACAGATTTTGCATCACCGAATGAAACTAACCTGTTTTTACCGTCAAAGGTGGCCGGTTCTTCTCCTGCCGGAACAAGTATGTGTGTCGTTGTTTCACCGGAATTTGTGGTGAAAATATCATCACTATGGGTAAAGTCTGTAGTCACCAAGGCGTTGTCAATAGCAGGAAGAATGTGGTCACCCATCTTTGAAGTGTAAGACAACCCTTTGAGGTTATTTGCCCATGAATTAATTGGCACCGGGTCGTTGTACGAATCAACAAGAATAGGTGTGGGTGTGTTGGTATGGAAACCACGGGCCTTGGTGCGAATTTGAACAACTGTGTGTGGAATATAACCACAATCAACCTTACGATGATTGTCTTCTATGTCAGCATCGCTTACTGGTTTGTTGAATGTTGCACTTGCGGTGACAGTATATTGGTTGTTGGATGATTGGTCGAGTTTCTCATACTCACCAAATTCAAGATGGGGAGCCTCAATACCTAAATCACGGTGTACTGATGCTTCAAACATGGTTGAAAGTGGACGAGCACCACGCTGTGGATTGTGTGCACGAATCTTGATAGCATCAGCGGAAACACCCCACTCACCAAATGTTCGACCATCAGCCGCATACATGTGTCGGCAATCGAAAGACACTCCATCGTCTATGTTAGGATTGACAAGGTTGATTGCTTCGGCAGTGACAGCCGCAAGTAGTTCATCAGTCACCAATGTTGTCCAGTTGATTCGTGGTGAAATAAGTGCCTTGATGATACGGTCGGTGGATGCGTCAAACATGGTGGCGGAAGACTGTAGCGTGCCGTGACCAAGTGAACTCAAAGCGTGAGAAGCAGTGAATGTATCACCTCGTACACCA